GAAAGCCGCTCGTTACAGCACTGCTGCCGATGTCACTGAAGCAGGTGCCACGCACAAGTTCAGTGACCTGTTCAAAAACGCTCAAGCGATGGCAGCGTACTGGCGTAAGAAGCTGGAGGCCGTTCCAACGCCGGAAGAGGATGTCCTCGGGCATCCCAAGGTCAAGAAGATCGTTAGGTCCTAGCCATGCCGCTGAACACAGCCGAACACCTGGCAGCAACAAGGATGTTCATCAACGAACGCCCGGTCAACGTTGTGTTTGAACGCATAGCCAAGGTCTCCGACGGTCAGGGTGGATGGGTTAAGACACCTCTCGCCACCCTCCCTCCGCAGACAGTGCGCAAGGTTGCTACGTCGAGACTGGCTGACCTGTCCTCCCGAACGACGGAGGATGGTGCAGTGGTCGTGCCATCGGCGTATCTCATTGGTATGCCGGACCTTGACGTGCAGCGCTACGACAAGGTTGCCATTGATGGCGTGCCGCATGAGGTTGTCTACGTCACTCGCTTGCCGGAGTGGCGTGTCCAGGCAGAGGTGGTGGAGATCAGTGGCGGGTAATACGATCCGATGGAGTCCTAACACGCTTGGTCCTGGCATGGCAGGCTTCAGCGCCCGGTTGACAACGGTGCTGAAGGGCTTCTTTGAGTACCAGGAGACACACGTGCAGGACTACATGCGCAGCAATGCGCCGTGGACTGACCGTACTGGCAACGCACGTCAAGGCTTGTTTGCCAAGGCGTTTCAGGATGGCGACAACCACGGGATCGTTTGCTACCACACGATGCCGTATGGCATCTGGCTGGAGGTTAAGAACGAAGGCCAGTACTCAATCATCGTGCCTACGATCCAAGCCGAGGGACGGCGCATCATGAGCCAGATGAACAAGCTCATGGACAAGATGCGAGCGGTGTCGTGAACTGGCGTGCATGGCTCTACCAGACTCTCACAGCGCATCCGACTGTGCTGAGTCTCGTTCCAGCACAACGGATTCACGCTGCTGGCTCGCTTGAGGCAAGGGAAGAGGTAAAGCCGTTCATCGTGATCAGGCTTGGCTTCAACTTCCCTGAGCTCAACGAGGCAGACACGCCCGAGATCACAGCGCAGGAAGCAGCCATCTGGGTCCACGACGAGCCGGGTTCCTACAAGCGCATCGACGCAATCCTTGATGCAGTGCGTGCAGCGCTTGTCGGACAGGTTCCAACGGCAGTGGCTTGTTCCTGGCAAGGTGACAGCGGCGAGCTCGCTGATCCAGACCAAGGCACCATCGTTCGTAACAGCACCTACCGTTTGCTCGGGAGGCCTACGTGAAGACACTGGAGTACCGTGGCACTGGCTCTCGTGAGATCAGCGCCGATGACTGGAGCTCCCTTGGTATCAAAGCCAAGGACCTGAGCGTGCGTCAGGGCGAGCTCATTGACGTAAACGACCAAGCTGCTGCGTGGCTCGTTGAAAACGAAGCCGCAGACTGGCGTGAGCTCAGCGAGAAGGAAGCAGACAAGCGCAGGGCTGATGCCGAGAAGGCTGCGCAGGAAGCAGCCAACGAGGAGGAGGCGGAGACGCCTCGGGATCTCCCTGAGGGCTGATGGAACTGCGCTGCGACTCCCGCATCCTGCATGGCATCATGCTGACAGCAGGCACAGGCATACTTGAGGTGCCGTGTCGCTCTCGGTGGTGCGGGAAGCAGCCTGGCGTCGTTGTGCTTCACCGTTTCAACATCAACACTGGTGAGCTCGTAGAGACCCTCAGGTTCTCGGAGCCCAAGGAAACAAAGGAGGGAAGCAATAATGGCACTGGCAAACAGAGCGTTGCCTTACGGTCTCCGTGACGTCAAGCTGACGCCGCTCGGGGCCGACGGCGCTACGCCGGGCACTCCTGTTGACTTGCCTGTAAGCCGTACCCTGAGCTTCTCCGAGGCGGAGGACTTCGAAGAGCTCCGTGGCGACGATGCTGTGCAGGCAAGCCACGGCAGCGGTCCCACTGTCGAGTGGGATCTGGAGTCCGGCGGCATCAGCCTGGAAGCCTACGCAGTGATGGCTGGAGGCACTGTCACCACGAGTGGCGTAACGCCTGCGGCAAAGAAGACGTACAGCAAGAAGACCACGGACAGCCGTCCGTACTTCAAGATTGAAGGCCAGTCCATCAATGACAACGGTGGAGACTTCCACTGCGTCATCTACCGTGCCAAGGCCGATGGTTCACTGGAAGGCGAGATGGGCGATGGTGCCTTCTGGTTGACCAGTGCGTCGGGCAAGGGCTATGGATCGCTGGAGGCCGGTAACTTGGACAAGGTCTACGACTTCGTCCACAACGAAACTGCTACAGCGATCACGTAACATCGTTGCGCCACAAGGAGTCCAAGGAGGCCAACCGTGGCAACTGCACCGAAGAAGCCAACGTCAGTACAGCAATGGAAGAAGGCAGCGCAGGGAGTGCCGCTGGAAGTGCCTAGCGGCAACACTGCGCTTGTTCGCAACGTTGGCATGCAGGTCTTCCTACAGCGAGGGCTCGTCCCCAACAGCCTGATGCCCATCGTGCGCATGGCTATGAGCGGCAAAGAGCCGGAGCTCAAGCTGGACGACATCACCGAGGATCAACTGCGCGATATGGTTGCGCTGTTCGACGCTGTGGTGGTGCATTGCGTCGTTGAGCCAAAGGTGCAGCCCGTTCCTGCGGAGGGAGAGGAGCGGGCAGACGACGTGCTGTACGTGGACGAGGTTGACTTCGACGATAAGCAGTTCATCTTCCAGTGGGTCGTTGGAGGTACCAGAGACCTCGAACAATTTCGTAAAGAACAAGCCGCTAGTGTGGAATCTGTTCGTGGAGGCGCAGCTCTGGCGAGTGAGGCCTAGCGAGCTCATGGGCATCGAAGATCCTTACCAGGCATACTGTTTCGACCAAGCAGTAGGCGAGTGGGGATCCTATGTCAAGCAGCAGCTAGAGTCCATCGACGGAAAGAACGCCAAGGCCGTTGAGGGCAAGCGCCGTGTTCGCCTCCAAGCACTCCTGAGCGACGACCCGAAGGCCAAGTTCGCTCAGCCGGTTGTAACGGCGCAAGAGGTGAAGCCCGATGCCTGATTATGATCTCGGAACAGCCAGAGGCAAGATCGAGATCGATGCCTCCGGCGCAAAGAGCGGCGTAGAGGAAGCGAAGCGTTCAGTAGGCGGACTGAGCGGCGATGTAGACAAGGCTGCTGGCACTCTATCCAAGGCCGGTCTCGCCATCGGCGGCATCGGCGTTGCAGCGATTGCAGGCTTCGGCCTTGCTGTCAACGCTGCACAAGGATTTGAAAAGGGTCTCAGCGCCATTGAGGCCGTGTCCGGCGCAAGCCAGCAGCAGATGGAAGGCATCCGGGCGAAGGCACTGCAACTCGGTGCTGACACGAAGTTCAGCGCTGCAGAAGCGGCCTCCGCAATGGAGGAGCTCGTCAAGGCCGGTATCCCGCTGGAAGCAGTGATGGGCGGAGCCGCCGACGCCACCACCGCTCTCGCCGCAGCAGGCGAAGTCAGCCTGCCGGAAGCTGCAACGATCGCCAGCAACGCAATGAACCAGTTCGGTCTCGCAGCGGCGGACATGCCGCACGTGGCCGACCTGATCGCAGGTGCAGCGAACGCATCAGCCATTGACGTAAGCGACTTCGGCATGGCAATGAGCCAAGCCGGAGCAACGGCAAACTTGGTCGGACTCAAGTTTGACGACATGGCAGTCGCCATCGCTGCAATGGGTAATGCCGGTATCAAGGGCAGTGACGCAGGTACGTCGCTCAAGACCTTCCTCAGCAACCTGCAACCCACCACTGAGAAGCAGATTGCACTGATGCAGCGGTTGGGCATCGTCACCGAGGATGGCGGCAACAAGTTCTTCGACGCCTCCGGCAAGATCAAGTCCATGGCGGACATCGCCGGAACGCTGCAAACAGCGCTGCAAGGTCAGACCGAGCAGCAGAAGGCAATGACGTTGGAGACCATCTTTGGTTCCGACGCCATTCGTGCTGCTGCCATCATCGCTGACAACGGCGCAGCGGGCATGAACAACCTTGCTACAGCGATGGGCAAGGTCTCGGCTGAGGATGTTGCCGCCAAGCGAATGGACAACTTCGCTGGCTCAATGGAGCAGTTGAAGGGTTCGCTGGAAACGGTTGCCATCCAGATCGGCTCAGTGCTGCTGCCGATCCTGAAGCAGTTCGCTGACTTCGTTACCAACCTTGTCAACAAGTTCAGCGAGCTGAGTCCGGGCATGCAAACGGCGCTCGTGGTTGCAGGGTTGCTAGGCGGAGCCATCCTGGCGCTCGGCGGAGCGGTGCTGGTTGGCATCAGCGGCTTCCTCAAGGCACGTAAGGCGATCCAGGACTTCAAGGAGGCAATGGAGGTCCTGAAGGTCGCCGAGAAGCGCCAGATGATCGTGGAGAAGGCTCGGCAGGCGTTGACGGCTGTCGGCACTGCGATCCAGTGGGCGTTCAACGCTGCAATGGAAGCCAACCCGATCTTCCTCATCATTACAGCGTTGGTCCTGCTAGGTGCAGCGCTGTTCGTTCTGTACAAAAAGTTCAAGCCCTTCCACGACCTTGTGGACAGCATCTGGCAAGGCATCCAGAAGGCGTTCGACGTAGTGAAGGATGTCATCAGCGGAGCCATCGACTGGATACGTAGCAACTGGGATCTGCTGCTGCCGATCTTCCTCGGACCCATCGGCGCAATCATTTTGGTGGCAAGGCGTTTCGGTGAGGACATCAAGCGCTTCATCGGCGGCGCCATTGACGCAGTGGTGGAGTTCTTTCAAAAGCTGCCGGGGCGCATCGTGGGCTTCCTCGGCGAGGCGATTGCAGCGTTCGTTGACTTCATGACCAAGCTGCCGGAGCGACTGGCGTTCGGGCTTGGCTTCATGATCGGTCGCCTACTCCGGTTCGGCTTTGAGTTTGTTGCCTTCTGGGTTGTGCTCGGCGTCAACACCATCAAGAGATCGGAAGAGCGTCGTGTAGGGA